TATCGGTATAAGTCCCACTTCTCACGTAGACGGTATCTCCAGCCGAGACTGGCGAGCCGTTGTCCATCGCCTTTTGGGGGGTGCGCCAGGGATTGCCAGACGAGCCGTCTCCGGTCGAATCGCTCCCGGTCGTGGACACATAGTAATCTGTGGCGCCACAGGGGATCGCGAACAGGAGGATGGCGAGAAGCAGCGCGATCATTGCCGTCTCCGAAGAAACCCAAAGTCACTCGTGGACACCAGCTCACGAATCGATGCCGCCACGAGGGCGTAGGCATCGGACGAGCCGAGATCCATTCGCATATCGACCGTTGGCGAAGCCCCGGCCTCGCTGTAGGCCCACGTAATCGTCGATGTGCCCCCACTATCGAAGGCTTGCTCTCGGATTTCGGTGGACACTGGTACCGTGGGGTCTGGGGTCGGAGCCGCACCTTGGACCCGAGCCCCGCCGCATAAAAAGACGAACTCTCCGACCGCTGAAGCGATCCCATCCAGGTCCGCGTTGGTGCTGTTCGCTGGTGAGCCGAATTCCGATTTCGTATTGAAGGTGGAGGTTTGCGCGACGTTCTTGAGACTCACCGTCGCCATGGCAAGCCGGTCGGTTGCGGCATCGCCCGTCACCGCAACGGTTTGCGTACCGGTGAGTGGCGCCAGCTTGTACCAGAACTCAACCCGCGTACTCGCTGAGATGTTCTGCGCCCCACCAAGGAAGGTCGCCGCTTGTCCGCCAACAGTGACACTGACCCCAGAGCCCACCGCTAAGCCCGTTTCCCGCTGCGTGAAGCAGACCATGACCGCGTTGGCATCCGCCGCAATGGTGAGATCGCAGGACGCGCTATTGGTTCCGCCGCAGCCCGTGTGACTATCCACGGTTACCGCCGCCAAGCTCGGCGAGGCCACCAGGAGTGCAAGGAGAAGGAAGGCAAGCCGTATCATTACTTGGCAACCCTCCATGTCCGCCCGACCTTCATCAGGTGCGCGTCTCCGCTCATGTCGTCGGTGACGGCGCCGCCGTTGGCATCGCGGGAAATGCGCACATACACATGGTCACGTGCCGCACAGGAGGAACACGTAACCCCCGTGATCGTTGCGTGGTTCTCCTGTAAGGTCGTGCCTTTCGCGGTATCGGAGACACAGTTGCCCGAGGCTTGCGCCGGGAAGGCCGGATCAGAAGTCGAGGCGTCGGCGACCCGAATCAGTTGGGCGCACCAGCCCACGGCGCCCGAAGTGGCCGCTGCCTTCCAAATGAAATGCACGTCAATCGCGCCGGTCCAGCCGGTCGGCAAGACCCAATCCATTTGAAAGGATTCATCAGTAGCCGCATCGAAGGAGGCGTACCCCTTTTGCGTATTCGTGCCGGTATCGCAGGCCGCTGCCGGAGAGTTGGCCGTGGGAACGTTCCAAATCAGGTTGGCCGTCGTGTTCTGACAAGCCGCGACATCCCACCACTGCTCCTCCTGAATGGTCAGCGTGTTGCCGGTGGATTCGGTATTCAGCGTGAAGTTGGTCCAGGCGCCGGTCGATTCGGTCAGCCGTCCGATGTTCGCGCCGGAGGAGTTTTGAAACTCAAAATAGAAGCCGGATCCCAAGGTACGGATGTAGTTGCAGGCGTCCGGCACGTCGGCCACAATGCAGACATCGAACCAGGACCCGCCCGAGTGCTGATACATGTCCCGGCCATTCGTCGATTGTCCGCCGATCCCGCGAATCGAAAACTTGGCCGCTTCGCTCGTGGGCATGGCCCCGCTGGCCAGGAGAGACGCCCATGTGGTCGAGCCGCCGCCACCCCCACCCCCACCGCCACCGCCCCCCATGACAGCCGGTGACGCCGTGGCTGAGACATCAACGGATCCGCTATTGCCAGATGTCCGTGCACGAAACTTGACGTAACCCGCGACGTTGCAGCGGATCACCATCGTTTCAGTCACGGTCGTGATCGCCGTATACGAGGAGTCGCCCCCTTGCACGCAGACCGCCGCCGTCCAGGTGACTTGATCCTGCGTCACTTCGGGGTTGACCGTCGCCGTGCCGGTAATGGTGATGGTGGCACTGAGCGAGGAAAACCCATCGACCGAGACGGCCCCGCCGTCCGCGTCTCCGGTTTGCGCCAATTGGATCAACGACGCGGGATAGGTGACCGGCTTGGACTGGGCATAGACCGGCGCCCACCACAGCACGAGCAGCGCGACCCATAGCGCGAGCAGCGCGACCCATACACCAATGCGTTTCATAGAGCCCCCTTTCAATAGAGCGCGACGATATTGGTCGCGTCCGTGCCTGTCGCGTGCACTTGCTTGACGCGAATCGGTAAGACCGATCCCGCCACCACGCCGACGAAATCCACCGAGGAGGAATCCCGGTCGAGCGTGACCCGCACCGTGCCCGCTCCACCGACGTAGAGCCCGCGCGTGACCTGTGTTAATGGCGTGTCGTTGCTCGGACTCACCGCGACGGCAGAACCAGCCGAAACCGTCACGTCTCGCGCGTCCATATGTCGATGCTTGTCGGCCATAGCTACATCCCTATCCTGATCCCGATATAGAGCCCGCCCGGTCGGAGCGTGCCCACCACCGCTGCGCCGCTCGTCCAGCGCCAGAGTCCTAACACTCGGAACACACGGCCTCCTCGATCGCTTGCGCGAGGACGCGCTTCGATTCCTGAGGGAAGGCGTTGACCAATTGTCGGTAGACCGCCGCCCGCTTCGCTTCACCGTCTCGGTTCGGCCAGACCTGTTGCTTGCGCACCGCGTCTTTTGTGTAGGCTGCAATGTGTTCTGGGATGCTCGACCGCCAGCCACCCAGCCGTGCCAGCCAGAGCCCGAAGCGCACCAGTATGGTCTTCATGTTGGATCGACTCCTGTAATCGGATCGCCTGCCGCCGTACTGACTGCCGCTGTCCAAGAGGGCGTGGTGTCGTCTTCCTTGGTGACCGTGGCCACGCCTTCAACAATGGTGACTTTGTTCCGTGAGCTGCGGAGCGCTTGGCGCGGCGTGCGGAAAGTGCCGTCATCGGTGCCGCTGTCGGTCCCCGCTGCCATATTGCGATCAAGCACACCGTCGGCTATTTCGTTGAGCGCCGACGCCGCAAAGGACGTGTCCGCAATCCCCGCCGCCCCAATGCTCGCCACTTCGCCTAAGACATCGCCTTCAACGTTGCCCAGCACATCGCCGCCGACATCGCCCGTCACACTCCCGACGCTGCCGCTCAGGTTGCCCGTAATGTTCATGGTCTGATCCGGGAGGGTGATATTCGTGAGGCCAGCGCCGGCTGCGCCGATTTCGGCGGTATCGATCAGGATCGAATCGACCACCGTATCAATCGTGCTCAACTGGGTATCGAGGTTGGCAGAGGCCAGGCCGACCGCTGTACGGACCCCTGCCGCATTGAGAGTAGACAGGCCGGATTGAATCTCCGTCACGGCATCTGCCGCAATCGCGTCGGCATCAATCGCATCCGCGGCAATCTTCGCCGCCGTAATCGCATTGGCCGCAATACTCGCCGCCGTAATCGCCCCGGAGCCCCAGGCCGTGCCCGCTGCGTGCGTGGTATTGACTTCAGGCCGTCCGCCTGAGAACGTGCCGTTGCTCCCGCCAAACTGGGTGACGTTGGCAGGTAACAAGCCGGTGGCACTCGCGGCGAAGAGGGCGTCATAGATCGCCTCTTCGATCACCGTGAGACATTTCATCGGCATCGCGTTCACGGTATCGTCAATGACGACTTCCGCTGAGCCGACGGTATCGAGGTCGCTGGTGGTCAGTGAGAGGGAGTAGAAGCCGGTATGCCGGTGCGTGAGCGTTGCCGACCCGTTCAAAGCCGCTGGTGCCCCGCCGTTCTTGCTGATCTTCAAATCACCCACCACACCGTCGGTGACCGCCACTCCATCGGCGTCCAAGATCGGCCCCACGGTGACAATGCGGGCGGTACTCTGTCGCGCAATAATCATTCGATCGCCTCTCTATGGTGCCGCTGCAAAGAATCGCCGTCGCCGGTTGGCTTCTCCACCCCCGCCGCCGCCTGCCGCTTCCTTGAAAGATGCAGAATTAGCGGTCCAGTCCATGGTGTTGCTGGCGGTGCACACGGGGTCGATGGTGCCCGAAGCGTCAGCCCTCGACTGCGCGTGGATCGCGTTGTCAAGATCTTCAGCCCATCCCGACCCTGGCGTGTACGTCACGGTGAAGTATTCGCCGACCCCCATGAAGGATACGGTCGGGGCCGTGGTCACCAACGACCCAGCATCAATGGCCGACCCGTTCCCCTGATTATTGGACTCCACATCGAGTGCCAGTTCACCAGTTCCCGAATTAACCCCCCAGCAGACGAGGCGACGAAACGGCTTACTGGCCCCGAACGTGACTGTGACGGTATGACTAGCCCCTGGCGTGCCGATCTTCACCCACATCAACCGAGAGCTGAGATCATTATTCGTATGGTCAACTTTAGTCAGCAGGTTGTACGCGCCAGATCCCTTGTTATCAGATTCAGTGATGGTGGTAGGCGTGCCTTCATGCTTCACAAAACACACTAGATGCGTGTATCCAGTCGAATCGACCGTAGCCGCAATGGTGGTTGCAGAAGCATCTTGGACGGTTGAGCCAAGAAACGCCTTGGTTAAGGGCATTACGGACGGACCTCCAGCCGAGGGTTTAGGGGAGAGGCAGGCTCCAACCCTGCCTCAAACTGCGGGAACGGAACGTTCGGTTCGACCTGTCGGCCAAAGGCGTTGCTAGCAAAGAGGGAGCACGAATGGACCCCGGTGGCCGAGACCACATCCTTGACCGGGATACTTGTCGCAGGCATCTGGACATCTTTGATGATCGAGCCACACACAATCGTGTGCTTGTCTGCGGGGCTCTGATTCGGCCCAGGTGTCGGCGCGTCCCAGGCAAAATGAGCGGTGTTATACGGGACCTTGAGGATGGTCTGGGCGTGCGCGGGAATGGCCGCAATAATCACAGCGCACCCGAACAGGACGGCGAGGTTTCGGCTTGTCATTCCAGGGCTCCTTTCCGATTCGTTGCAGACATGCGTCACAGATGCGGTTCTCGGTGCCATTGTCCGGCTCGCACCAGGGACACCAGCTCACGGCCCTACAGCACGCTCGCGGGCTTGCGATTGCGCTTCGTATCAGCGGCCTTGTCCGCCTCTTCCTCCACCACCTCTTTGCTTTCCTTGCTGGTCAGCTTCGTCATCCAGCGCGTGGAGAAATCCTTTTCATCCTTGATGACGAACCGCTCCCCCACGCGCCGCTTTCGGTCGCCGTAGTAGCCGACCACTTCCCCCTGGTCCTTGCCGAAATGATCCCCGATCGCGATCACTGAAATACCTGCCATGATGGAAACCCCCTTGATGAAGATGGACGAAACCGAGGGGGAGACCGGTTGCCCAATCTCCCCCTACGGATGTTTAGTTAATGGTGTATCCTTTCGGATACATCACGCTAGCCGGAACGTGCTTTAACGGCACAAGATCCGCCGAGACCGTAATGGTCGGCGAGTTCCCCGCCGTGATGTAGTAGGCGCCGAGGTAGCGACTGCCGACCGACGGCCCAAAGGGTGGGATCACAATCGCGAACTGAAAGCCCGCGACCAGGAGATCAGCGTCCAAGGCCGGAGCCGAGGGTGTGCCGCTCTCAAAGATCAAGCGGCCCAACTCCTGAATCGTGGCGTCGATCGCCTCGGTCGAGCCGGTCCACACCGTGAAGGTGTAGTCCTCATCGCCCGAGGTCTGATCCGCCGCGACTTCGACGGAGAACACGACCGCCATCGGCTCACCGGAGCCGATCGGGAAATCCCCGCCGAGGTCAATGACGTTGGTGCTCAGGGCCGAGGAAGTGACGGCCTGCGAATTGCTGAGTCTGGTTTCTTTATCGAGAATCATAGTGTGTACTCCTCAGTTCGGAATAAGTGCAAATGCCTATTTATTATCAATTACTTCAAGCTACTTGGCTCTCTGTCTCCAAAATTTGGTCACAGATCCGAATGGTCATGCCTCGGAACGTGGTTGCGGGGAGGCCGTCCACCACTTCGTACTTGAGCTGTCCGCCGCCGCCGACATCTTCCCGAAGCTGGATTTCCAGCATTTCGAGCGTGGTGCGGTTCATGTACCAGTAGTACTTGAGGGACTTGGCCCGCGGCAGGCGATGGGTCGCCTTGATCATCAACTCCGGCAGATCCGCCGCCGAGGAATTGGCGATCAGGTTCGGCACATCGATGTTGCAAATGCGGACCACATGCCGCCAGTCCGGCAGCACGATCCCGACCTTCCATTCCCAGAGATCCATCCAGGCCCGGAACCGGTTGTCGTCGCTATCAAAGGCGTCCTGCTCGCCGAGGTCCTTATGGTTCACCCCGGCGGAGCTGCCGCGTGGGTAGATCCCATGCAAGCCCAGCTCGCCCATCCCGATCAACCAAATGGAGGTCTGATCGCTGCCAGTGCCTTGTGCATTGATCACGTGCGAGGCGTTATTCGCCGAAAGGGAGGAATACCGAGGCGACAAGCCGGGAAACTCTTCTTGCGACAAACCTTGATTGCCATAGAACAGCGTCCCGGCCACTTCTTGGCTCATGGCTTCCATGAAGGGCCGCGCTTCGTCGTGCCGCAGCTTGGACACGTTGCCGCTGATTTCGCCGAGCGCCACGTCCAATTGACTGCGAGCCGACAGCATCCCGCACACATCGGTCGCTTGCGCCGTGCGGCTCTTCGAGGTCGGCGTGCCTTGGTTGATCATCCGCCAATAAACTCTCGGAAACCCGACACGCACGTTGTAGAGATGCCCGGTCGGCAGGTTGCCTTCCCGGAAGGGCAGATCCGCGTTGATGTCGTTGATCTGCGACAGCATTTCGATGGTGTCGAGAATGTCCTGCTTCGGCCCCTGCTTCTTGGCAAGGTCCGCGAGGCTCATGACGGTCGAGTTAAGGGTAGACATGGTGACGCTCCTTTGTTCGGTTGCCCGAGGAGGTCACCTGGCGCCAACGGCGAGAGGGGACGGCAGCGGGAGGGTTATCGCGTGAGTTGCTTGACTTTCTCTTCGACGAGTTCGCCCATGCTTGAAAACACGCCTTTCAAGTGGCGAACGAAATGGTCTCCTTCAGCTCGCGTCATCTGCCGCTGCTTGATCAACACGGCCAGATGCGCTTCAAGTTTGTGTTCCGCTTCACTCATAGTCCGGCAGAACTCGGGAACATCCGGTTATACTTGTCCTGCTCTTGACCGGCTGGCGTAGTCGGCGGAATCACCTGATCCCCTTCCATCGCCGCGCCGATCTGCTCCACGAAGCGCACGAGCGCCGGGTAGTTGCCAAACCCGGTCGTTTGCAGCGCTTCCAAGAGTTGCGGATTGCCGTACTTGTCCATCACGGCTTTGACGCGGGCCAGGGTGCGCGGATGATTGACGCCGCCAAGGTCCTTATCCGCTTTGACTTCAGATTCCCACCCTGTGACCTTCGCCTTATACTCGGTCTCTTGCCGAGTCTTATAGGCGGCAGTCTCCTGATGTGCCAGCTCAAGGGCCTTCTGGGCCGTCTCAGGAGCGAGCTTGCCGTCCTTCGCAAAGGCGGTAAAGCGCTCCACGGCAGACGCCTCAAGCACACTGCCATCAGGCAGAGTGAGTGCGTAGGTCGGCTCCGTAGGTGCAGCCGGTTGCGCGGGCGGCTGTGCCGGTGGAGCCGGAGTCGCCCCGGTCGGCGCCGGGGTCGATGGTGCAGTAGGCGCGGGCGGCGTCTCCACCGCAGGCGTGCTAGGTGTTGGTTCAAGCATCGGTGAAATCCTCCTCAGGTTGACGCGGTATCACCACATGGGTGTCCGGCGCGTAGATGTCGGGTGCATCGGGTTGGTCGTCTGTCATCTGGTCCACCGCCTCAGTCATCTGGGCTTCTTTCGCCATCTGGATGTACAAGCCGGGATCCAACGCGTGAATCTCGGCCATGAGCTCCAGGCCAAAACTCCGGCGCCCTTCGTTGAAGTCGGTCACGCGGGCGTTCTCCGCATGAAACGACGCATGAAACACGCTGGCTTTCGTCAACAGGCCCCACACAAAGCGACGGCCTGGCACGGTGGCCATGACGGTCTTGAGGTCGTCCAGCTCGCGCCGTCGCAGGAACTTCCCGCGCTTCTCGGCTTTCTTGACGGACCGTTGATCACCCGCGTTTGGCATGCTTCGGCACTCCCAACAGAGTCTTGACCAGAAAGACGGTCTCCCACTTCGGACACCGCCGTGGCTCAGTGGTCGGCTGTGGTGTCGGCTCGACCGTCTTGAGCGCCTTCTTCTTTGGCATTACCGCAAGAGCCCCAAGGTCTGGAGGTCATCGATCAGCCCGTTCACGAGCTGCTTGAGATTGACCACATCCGCCGCCAGTTGGACCTGAGCAGCACGCGCTTCGGCGTCCTGCGTGGCGCCTCCCGTCGCTGCAACATAGGTACTTGCCGCATGCGTGCGGGTCGCCGTGCTGTACGTCTGGGTATAGGCCTGCCGGGTCTGCAATTTCTTCAAGGTCGCATGTGGTCGTGCTGGCATGGTCGTTCTCCTGGGTTAGGCGCCCGCAAGAGCGCGGGTGAGTACATTGTCAGTCGAAAGATCGGCATGGCTGAGCTGTTCCGCTGCCTTCGTCACGTTCATGGCTTGCTGCGCCATCTGGGCTTGAGCCTGTTGTTGAGCGCGGGCTTCACGCGCCTGCATGGCTTGTTCGATCGGCACAATGATCTTCGTCGAGACGCCCATCATGTCCCCGTACTCATCGACCAATTCATCTTCATTCAGCCGGTCCAAGACGTTCGGCTTGGCCGCTGCGAGGTTGCCCAGGAAGCCCACAAACCGCTCGGTTCCGGCCACGCCGACCAGCTTTTGCGCCTTCGCCATGATCGATTCATATTCAATCTTCAAATCCATGTCGGCCAGTTCTTCCGGCGCCTCCGGCACCAAGCCCGCTTTCTGCATGAGCAGAAATTGAATGTCCGTCAGCGGATCGAAGCAGCCGTCATTGTTCGACTCCAAGACCGGCCCGAGGGCCAGCAACTTTTCCTCATGCCGCTCAGCAATCTCCTGCTCGGTACGCGGCTGAATGCCTTCCATCCGGTGGAGCATCAAAAACATATCGACGTAGAAGCAGCGGTCTACCCGTTGCTCCATACGGAGGATCCGGGCGTCCACATGCTGCACCGCCATGTTGACTTCATGGATCGGCCTGAGTCCGCCCTTGTCACTCGTCGCATCGACGTAGGTAATGTCTCCCGCCAAGAGTGAGGCCTTCTGATTGCGGAGCGCGGTCGGCCCTTGTAACGCGGGATTCAACTGCTTCTCGATCGCGCGGGATAACCGCTTCTCAGTCGTTTGGATTTCTTTGGTGGTCCCCAACGCTTCCATGCCGGGGCAAGTGGTGCCGTAGGTATCCTCCCCGGTCTTCTCCCATTGCGGCGCCAGGATCGGAAAGTATTCCAGCCCGGATTCCCGCAGGAAGGTCTCCGACTTCGCCGACTCCATCAGATCCTTGTAGCCCTGCATATGGCCCTGTTCGTAATAGCATGAGCTGTACGGCATGGCGTACTTGGCTTCGAGTCGACGCGGATCGAACTCCATGTTCGGCGTGATGATATGAATCACGGAGATGGGCTTTTCATAATCGCCGCTCTCCCAGAGGCTTTTCACTTGCTGGCTGAAATTCTTCCATTTGTCGGAGGCCTTCGGGTCTCCAAACTGCATGACCACTTGGCGGACCGTGCGCTGATAGCGATACATGAACGTATCGACCACGCCGCGATCGTTCTGGGCGATCCAATAGGAGCCGACCGGGTAGCTGTAGCAGCGCATGAGATCCGCATGATCCGGGAAGATGCCAATCGCCCCGCCGCCAAAGACCAGTTCATCGCCGTACAGCGTGGGCAGGACGTGATAGAGATTCGAACGCAGGCTCATGCTTGTCATGCGCCGGTTGACGGTATGCAGCCAATCCTTCACGGCGCCAAAATCAGCAAGATCGGGGTCCGGCGTGGTGAGTCGCCGCCAGGGGCGGGCGGGTGAACTCATCCCGGCGAACATGCCCGACCGTGCCGTTCGTGCGGCCAACATGCCGCATTCGTTGATGATCTTGCCGTGCCGCTTATGCCCTCGGTTGCGTTCGTTGTCGGCGTAGCGGTAGCGATGCGGGGCGAAGTGCTCGCCGAGGTCCTGCCAGTGCGGATCAAACGACGTGCGTTCCATGCGCAACTGGGCTTCAATCTGGGCGAAGCGCTGTCGCTTGGTGAGGTAGGAGGTACGGTCGTTCATAGTCCCAAGAGGCTTTTCGGGGCCGCGCTATCCGCCGGAGGCGCCGTGACACCATCGGGCCCGGTCAAGATCGTGGAGCTACGGCCCACGTTAGCGTACATATCCCGTCTTTTCTTGGCCGCTTGCGCCGCTTGCTTTTCGTCTTCTTTGGGGTTGCCGCTCGGAGGAGGGGTAATCGTGGGGGCTTTCGGCTGCGAGAACAGGTCCTTGACCATGCTGCCGCCCATCAAGCCTGAGCCGACCATCGCCGCCAATCCCATGCATCGGCTATAGCACACCTAGGGAGAATCCGAGTTGACGGACTGGACTCTGTGGACTGTTTTTCTTCGTTGCTAGCGGTTGAGGAGCTTTTCGACTTCTTGGCGTGGGATTTTGAAAGGACGAGTTTTGAGGATCGTTTGAATCTTCCCGATTTCAATCCAAGTGTAGATCGTCTGCTTCGACACATAACAGATCTTCGCGACCTCGCTCGGCCAGTACCAGGGACGGTTGGTGTTGAGGAGATTCATAGAAGGCCCTCCTTGAACCAGATGGCTACGGTTTTGAGATACGCCCAGGTCCACAAGTCGAACGGCGAGCTATACGGCAGTTCCACCTGGCGGCGTCCGTCCGCCATATCGTGATGTCTGACACAGAGATAGGCCACGTAGTAATCCGGGCATTTGATCCCGGTCCCTTTGCCCAACGCGACACTGTTGGCATGGGCGGCCACGGTGGTTCCGACTGAGCCGCAAATGACGCAGGGCCGACCTTCTGCCGCTTGGAGCAGCCGCTTGTTGCGGTAGTGGCTCATCGGTCCAGCCGTTTCCCATATACCAAGTCAATCAACTCATGGCCGGTGAGTTCGAAGAACCGGCCCACCGTGTTTTTGTCCTTCACCTTGCAATGCTGGTACACAACCTGTATCCCTTCCGCCTTCAGTCGTGCATAGCTGTACTCAATCAACCGCTTCCCGTACAACATCCCGCGCTTGGTCTTGTCGATGTAGAGGATGTCTTGCAGGGCTTGGTGACTCGTCTGAAACCGCGCATTCGGCCCGACCTTGAACACGCAATAGCCGACCAGCTGCCCGTTGAACCGCGCTGTGTAGACGCGCAACAGCCCCGCCTCCTCCATCTGGCAATAGAGGGCTTCATTGATGTCCAGCGGAATATCCTGGTAATGGGCCACATCTGCATAGTGCGCCTTGAATAACGGCATGGCTTCTTCAATTAGCTCGTGCGGCCTCTCGCGTTGAAACGTCAGCCCCCGCTTCTTGCGGTACTCTGGCGCGACCAGATCAATGATGAGGTGGATGCGGTCAACC